CCTTTCCAACCATTTACAACATTTGAAGCAGTTCTATTACCTATATAAAAACCTAGCGAATCTGCATCTGAAAAACTTGTAGTTCCAGTTTGATTTATTAAAGGATATGTTGTTCCTGAAGTTCTAATTTCCAACAAATTATATGATGCACTTGAAGCACCTATTTCAACTTCTGTCCCATTGCTATTTGTTCTTGAATAATAACTTAAATGCCCTGAGTTTGCACTATCTCCCTGAGTTGTTTGATTATAAAAAGTATCTGCATAGGCATTTGTACCGTTTGGTTTGTAACCAGTAGAACTGTGAGTACCACCACCTGAGAAAGACAACCTAAATGCAACATTTAAATCTCTAGGGTCTAAAAAATTATACTTATGCGTACTAGCAGAACCCCCAACAAAGGGATAAACCGCCTTCATCTTAGTGTCTAAGCCATTAGATATTAACCCTAAATCAAACGTATTCAAAGCACCTAGAATAGTCGCATCTGTTATACCCGTTGCAGTTGCAAAAGCTGAAGTTCTAGCGGTATATGCTAGTCCAAATCTATATGGATTTATTATCATACTGTTCTAGTTCCTATTAAAGTAATTTTTAAACCTTTTGCAGTTCCATCTCCTATTTGGTCTACATCAATAGTTATCTCTGAATCATCTGCTAAACTTGAATCTGATATTACAGGAGCAGTTACTGCGGTTGTACTTGTTTTCTCTGTGTTATCAATAGTAATCTTTGTAGATATAACACTTGTGCCACCTTCGTTAATATCAACAGTGAAGATATTACCACTTGTTTGAGCTGTTGTTAGTGAAGCTCTCACTCCTGTTAATGTCATAGCGTGAGGCATTCTGAAAGTTACTTTTCCAGTTCCGGCAGTTATTGCAGTTGTTTCGTCTGAGCAAGCTAATTGAATAACTACTGGTATAGTAGATTGAGTCGCTAAAGTTCCCAATCCTGAAACGTCCGAAGTGGTAATATTTGTACCACTCAAAATCATTCCTTTTGCGTCATACGTTACTTTTGTAGCAGTTCCAGGAGTGATTAAAGTGTTTAGATTTGCTTTGTTATTTAACTGATTCTGCACGTTACTAGCTACACCGCTTAAATATCCTATATCAGTAGCTTCTGAACTTGTTATTAAACGACTACCTGCGACAACATCAACTTTTAAAGCTAAGGCATCAAAAACTGCATCCTGACTAGGTGCTGTTGTCGTAACTCCATTTGTAATAGTTTGAGCTACTGCTGCGCCCACTAATTGGTTACCTGTAACAGATTTTAAATCGTAATCGGTCCCATTAGACACACCTACGATAACTAAATCGTTTGCACCTATATCTGAACCCTTAGCTGTTAATTCTGATATTTTTTTAACTACTGCCATTAATTTATAATTTTAATTTCTAGTGAATCACTACTTAACAAACTATCATCTAAACTTCCTGCGCCAGTCCAAGTTTTAATAGTTATTACAGTTGTACTTGTTATCTCGTATTGAAACAAACGATTATAAGAGCCACCACTATTTTGAAAGAACAAAAATGTATTGTTAGCTGTAAATTCTGCTACTGAGTTTGTTATTGTATATGTTCCTGTTGCTGTACGTGCGAAAGTTAAAGTACCTGTTAATTGAGAATAGCCACCCGTAACCGTTGGTGCTGCTGTACCACTTTGCGAAATATTTGTAATGTAAACTTTATAAGGGACGATTTGCGCACCTGTTATTTTCTTTGTGTCGTATGTACTACCGTTATAATCTGAAATAACTAAAACATCCGAACCTTCTAAGGCTCCTGTTTTTGCTGTTAAATCTGTTATCTTCTTTTGAATACTCATAATCTTTAAACGAATAAATTAAATTTTGTTAATCTAAGTACCAATTTGTTAAGTCAGTTTTAAATTTAGGCGCAATATCTTCGTCTATATTCGTTAAGTATTCGGGAAACAAAGTATAATTAAAAGCCATATATTTAATGAATCTTTCAGCGTAATTTTCTGCAATTTTACGCTCTTTCTCAACTAAATAATCAACTTCATTTTTACTTACAACCTCGCTATTTTCAGCAGTATGTTTGTACACTCCTTTATTACTTATTGAATAAGCTATGAAAGGGTACATTTCTACCGCTGTAAAATGAATAAGCATAGGTTTTACATAATTTGTAATTAAGTTGCTGTAATCGCTCGTTAATGTGTTGTTTTCGTAATCTGTCTTTAACTTGTTTAGCAAATTACTACCTAGATATTGTTGTATATAAATATCTTGAGCTATCTTGATAAAATGCACCACCTTATCAGGGTCTATATTCCCATTTAAAGCAGTGAATTTTACTAAATCTTTGTTTGAAATTAAAAGTACTTCAGCCATTATTGTGCGTCTTTTGGTAAATTTTCATTATTAGGATGAAATCCTTTTCTAGGCAGGTTATTTGGTTGTACACTTACCTGATATGGATTTGTAACTTTAAAACCTCTCTTACTTGCTGTATCTGTTCCAATCGTTTCTGCGTTTGGACTATTTACATCAATACCATTTTTTGACATAAAAGTAACTCTCTTAAACGAATGTCTGCATCGTGGTCCCGCCTTGAATAAGAAGATATTATAAGGTTGTCCTTTATGCCCAAAACCAGGATTTACAACATTTGAATCTGCATTTTCTAAGTCTTCTTTACGATATAATTTATTTGCACTCATCATTATTTTACAAAAATCTCTTTCAGGATTTGGATTGCCTGTATATTTGTATCTTACTTTATAATTAACTCCTTTGATAGTTGCATCTTGTTCGCTTTTTGCATTTGGAATAGCTCTAACAGCGCTAGCTAATTTCTGTAATATATTTTGTTTAGGATTGTTTAAAGCTTCAATTTGAGCATCTAAGTTAATTTCATCTTCATAATCAACATCACGTTCATCTACTAGAATCCACTCATCCTCGTTAATATCTTCACCTATTGTATTCAAATAAGTTTCTAACTCGCTAACTTCAGCGCTTAATGTTGTTTGTTGTGGTGCTTGTTTTAATTCTCCATCTTCATCTAAAACATTTAACTTTTTAAAAGCTAATTTTAAACTGATTCCATTAACTGCTAAAATCTTGTCAAAAGCATCAATAATTAATTCCTGATAAGGTCTAATAACCATATTGTCAAATAGTATAGCTGAGTTCTTTAATTCGTCTGCATTTGAACTAAATCCTGTACTTGTTGAAATACCAAATAATAATGGTGAAGTTACGTTATGACCTACTAAGATTTTGTTTCTCGCTTCGTCTGATAAGTATTGGTATTGGTCCGCTGCTTTTTGTAACTGTATAGTATCAATAGTTGTTTTAGCTTCGGGATTGTCATTGAATGAAATAATAACTTTCTTACCTGTTGAGCCTGTTAATTTATTTGTTACGTCCTCAGCTATTTGCCTTTTTTGCTCTGGTGTGGCTTGCCCATTATTAAAGTTTATAATTGTCGTAGGTGCAAAACTATTACTAACCTCGTTAATTAAGTATTCACTTACTTTCTCCTCTAACAAACAATAATCTAAAGCACCCTGATAATCGACATAAGAGAAATATTTCATTCCTGCTGAGTACGGTTGTATCATTAGAATCTCAATCTCACTTTTTGAAGTTCCAAAAGCATCAAATCTTTGTGGTTTATACTCTCTAGTTTTTTGCCAGTTATCAGAATAGTAATATCCTACAATATCCCCTTCTTCATTACACTTCTCAGGACGTACCAAATTAACAGGCAAATGAAGAAATTTAACAACCTCTCTTTTTTTGTTATAGTGTACTTGTATAGCACTTTGCCCTAACATTTTAGTATCTGAAATAATACGTTTAATATCGTCCTTAGAAACTAAACTCAAAAAGTTAGCATAATCTGTTGGTTTTTGCGCTGCATCTAAAGCAGTAATTCCACGACCGTAAATAAGTTTACAAATGTTATTTATTACAGCATTATTGGTAGCGGAATTTTGAAATCTATCAATTAAGAAATTATAATGGTTATTTTTTTCTCCAAATTCAACCCATCCTTCATTCCTAGATTCTGTAATTACAGGCGTAGTATATTGACTTAACTCGATTACTTTACTATTATTCATATATTATAAAATCGTTTGTTGTTTCTCGCTTATTATAAGCACTATCATTAACTGAATAAGGCAAACTATTATCTGTAACTAAAACCTTACCTAGAAAGCGAGTATTCGTTTTAGAATCTCGATAAATTCTCATCATATAAGTATGACCCTCAATCAATCCACTAAAAGAAAGTGAAATTGTATGAAAATAATCGCTAGTAGTGAAAGTAACAATATCATATATTGTACTTGTTCCTGATTGTTCATCCGTTAATTCTAGTTTATTATAATCAGTATAAGAAGTATTTACAGGAAAATTGAAGATAACATTTGTTTGTTCGTCTTGAATAGGGAAAACGTCCATATCAAAATCTTCTAATCTCGGTATGAAATTAAAAGTTTGCGCTGTTGTTTCTGTTGTTAATACTATCATAGTTATTAAACGATAATGTTTTAAATTGTTTCAAACAAAAAAGGCTACCAATAATGATAGCCTTAATTTTAGTAGTAGTATTTACTAAGAAGTTACTAAAGTAGCTGAAGTAAACAATGTTACCATAGCTGCCTGAGTTGAAGCATTTAAGAAATTTGCGTAGCATTCTTCTTCTGCTTTGAAAGTCAAAGAGTACCCATTGAAGTCACTCATTTTCAGTCCTCCCGCTATATTTCCGCCCGTCACGTCGGCTCCATGATTCAATCCCATAATAAAGAATTTACCATTGTTATCCTCTACAACAACGTGAGGACGACCGTACGCTAACAACTTGATATTCTTAGAAGTTGCAATATCTTGCTTTTTTAATTTCAAAGATAATGTTTGTTCAAAATAAGTTGTTCCGTTGTTTCTGTCAGTAATGATATTTTGTTCAAAACTGTTTTCTCCTTTTAATTCAAATTTGTAAAGAGTATCAACATTAGTGATTGCTGTAATCATATCTGTATTTGTAGCATCATACGTTACATCAGATTTTTCAATTTGATAGTTGATGAAGTAAACAGCTTTTAAACCCCCTACTGAATCTTTACATTGTTCTATTCTTCCGTTTGCAATTACACAAGCCATATTTTTTTTTGTATTAAAAAAGGGTGATGTATTTCTCACCACCCTTAGATTATTATTAATTAAACTAAATACTATCCTCCGTAAAGTACCCCTTTAGTAGCTTGTCCAACGAAAGCAGCTAAAGTATAGATAGTTCTAACAAATTGAGTATCACCATCGTTAGCTAGTTTGCCAACCTCAAATTTAAGAATATCATCTTGAAGGTCTGTGCACCACATTACAGCGTTTTTACGTTGTGCGTATGCCATTAAGTTGTTCGGTACTGGTACGAATAACAATTCAACACCATTATAGAAACATCTTGCATCTGCTGCTCCTGATTCAAACTCGAAGTTAATTTGTTGTGCTGCTCCTACTGAGTTGTTAGCGATACGTGCTAATTGTCTCCAAGCTCTAGGCGCATAGATAGCTGTTGGTGAAACTGTATCTGCTAAATTCTCTGCAGGAATTGCAGCGTAGATTTTACCTACCTCAGTAGCGATATTTGAACTAGTTACAGTTGTTCCTGTTACTTTGATATATCCACCTAATGCAGAATTATCGTAAAGTACTTTTGAGAATACACCATCAACTAACCCTGCTGTTAATGCAGCTACTGCTGTTTGAGTTGCAGCTGTCATAGAACCTTGACCTGCTCCAGGAGTTAATGCAGCGATTGCTGTTTTTGTAGCTGAAGTAATACCACCCCAAAAGATTGATTCAGCATCCTGAGATACGTTAGGCGCATATTGTGCCAATACTGTACTTGCAAACTCTGAACTTTCAATGTTGAACGCTCCAGGATTCATTGAACGACCAAAACGACCTGCTCTCAATGATTCTTGTAAGAAAGTTTGTTTGTACTCTAATTTTGTAGGTGTAATGATTCTATCTGTAATGTTCATTGAACCTGAACTAGATAATGCTGCACCTGTGTATAATTGTGCTGTTACATCAACACCCGCCTCTGTAATAATTGTTCCTGCTTTAATGTCAGTTGCAAATGTTACATAATTATCTGCAATAGTTTTGTTTGCAAATAATACTTCCTCTAAGATAGGCTCTACTGCCTTACCTCTAATGTCTACTCCTGTATACGAAATTGCCATTTATTTTACTTTTTATTTTGTTTATAATGTTTTAAATCTTCAATTAACCATTCAATTTGTTCTTCGGTTAATTTTCCTTTGCAATATGTTTTAATTGTCTTTGCTCCAACTGCTTTTAAAAAGTGTTCATAGTTTACACCTTTCTCGAAAGGATTTACAAACTTATCCATTCATTCTACTTTTAGCAAGTCTATACTTTTCTAAAGGTGTCATTGCATCCAAGTTAATTACTTCCTTTTTTTCAGGATTGTGTTTGATTGGTTTTACTTCTTCCAATTCTACAACTTCCTTAACTTCCTCAGCTACTTCTTCAACTTTAGATAACTCTAAAATCTTAGCTTCTAATTCAGCAACTTTACTTTCTAACTCATCTACTTTAGAAAAGTGCTGCTCCTCGATAGTTGATTTAACTATCTTTTTTGCAGTTGTTTGTTGTTGTACTTTCTCTGCTTCAACTGGTACTTCGGTAGGTTCAACTGGTTCAGCTTCTTCTTCTACCATTTCAACTGAAGCAATGATTCCTTCAACTTCAACTTTCAAAATTCTACCGTCTGCTAATTCGTATTCCCCAATCGGTAGCGGTACAGGTTCAGCTTCAGGTATAACGATAAACACCGATTGACCTTCTTCAAAACTTTCAGCTTGGATTGTAGTCATACCATCAGCTAGTGGTAAATCTTCCAATTTTGTTTCCATTCCTAAAAATGCTTTAATTGTTTTTAATGCTTCTTTAACATTCTCTTTCATACTTGTTAAACACTTAAATTTATATTTGTTTTATTTTTATTACTTAACTTGTTGATTTATAATATTATACTAAAATCTTAACTACTGAAAAATTTAAATCTGAAACTCTAACATCTGTTTGCTGACTATTTTTAACGAATAACTCAACGTAATCGTTTGTAACTAAATCAATTTGATACTGAGTACTTCCTGGGTGTTCCTGATTACTTGTAGAAGTTCTAATTGTCATTTCTGAGTTGGTTAATATCGTTCCATTCTTTGCTATTCCTATACTAATATTTTGATTAGATGCACCCGCTCTGACTGCTGTATTTACACTAACTAAAAAAGAAGTGTTAAAAGCTCCTGTATATGTTAGCCTATTATTTGAATGCGTAAACTTTGAATTATTTGAATCTGCAGTTGTTGTTCCTAAAGCCTTTACCCAAGTATTTACGTTAGGCACTCCAATAGGCGTATCTGTCGTGTTGTTTACCATATAGTAAAATCCTCTAGTACTTGTGTTTGCTATACCAACACAATTAGTAAATAGTGTTTTATTCGACGTTTGAGTAACTCCCGAAATATAAGTACCACCACCACCAAAATTGACAGTATCTAGAATGTACTTTTCATCTCCAATGGTTGCAGAAGTTGAAACATTTATAGAAGTTTCACCCGACAAAGTAACAAATGACGAATAAATTATTCTAAATCGTCTACTAACTGTTAATGTACTAGCTAAAGTTATAGCAGTACCACTAGTAGAAGTATCAAATAAACAGTTTCCGAATGCAATAGTACCAATAGAACCGTC